GATATATAGAAGTTAAAGGATCATGTTCTAACTTCTAACCGTATTATTTATTTCGATTGCTATGCGTAATAATATGTCCACCCTACCAATACGCTCTAATGCTACCAGGTTTACTGGCGTAAGGCTTTGTCCATATACTAAATGGCATCAACATATTCGCATAACCGTAAACGGTCTAATACTCGGATTTGCCAACTCATGGTACAATTTTGGGATCTGGCTCGACCTTAATACCCTTTCAATCAGTTAATTAAGACACTTTATGAACTCCAGACTGTCGAAGATTCTCTCTTTCCGTCTCAAAATTTCCAAAATTTCAAACAACTTAAACACATATAAATATAAAGAGATTTTAAACAAACCTACGTTTTTTAACAAAATTTTTTAAATTTTTTTTCTTATTCATATTCAATAAGTTATAGGCGAATTCTGTGAAAAACGACCTGTTTTATAGTGAAGTTCGCATCATTTGAGTATGGTAAAACAGCGATTCTGTTCAAGGAATCGCTCAAATCGTGATAGAAGCAGTCCAGCAAACCCAATAGATGTGTTGTGTAAAGTTTGGTTAAATAGAAGAGGTATCATAGGGATCTTTTTGAACAGTTTTCTTTGGATACTTCTTTCCCCATCTGGGATTCGCCGGACCAGTTACTTTGTATAAAGGATGATTTTTACCACGTTTAGCCAAACTCATTCGATACTTAGTGAGGTCTGACATATTTCGTTTAGCTAAACTCATTCTTCGAATAGTTTGTTTTGTTTTCGGTTTTCCTAGCAAACTCTCACTAATTCTTTGTTTATGCTCTGGAGTATGTTTCTTTCCAGTAAGAGCTTTCGAAATTTTCTGTCTGGTCAATTCTGTTTGAATTCTCCGATTAATAGTTCCCATGATAATGTATAATAAAGTTAGTTATAAGAAATCTTTATAACTTGAGTATATAATTCACAAAATTAAAGTATTTTTTAAAATAAAATAGGATTAAAGTAAAAATATTAAGAAATATTTTTGGATTATGTGAAAAATATACTTTAATTTTATGTTTTATTCAAATAAAACATAAAACAATGTACGTCCGTAAATACAATCCACATGGAGCAGGTGCTAAAGGAAGATGGAGGCCTGAGTTTGAAAAACAAACGTACAAGTTAGCATTGTTAGGAGCTACAGAAAAAGAGATAGCAGATTTCTTTGAAGTGGATACTACAACAATCACTTATTGGAAACAAACCAATCCAGTGTTTGCCACAGCATTGAAAAGAGGTAGAATAGAAGCAGATATGAACGTAGCCCATAGTTATTATAAATTAGCCAATGGTTTTACTCATCCAGATATTCATATTCTAAGTAATAGAGTGAGGACATTTAATATGGACACCCGGGAAGTGACAGAACGTACCGAGGCATTGGTAATACCTATTATAAAGTACTTTCCACCTAATCCATTTGCCGCCCAAAAATGGCTACAAGTTCGTCAGCGAGATAAGTGGGCCGATGTACAACAAAGTCAGGTCAACATTATAATGGAAGGTCAGGTGGATGTTAATCTGTTACAAGAAAATTTAAGTGATCCAAAACAATATAGTACGGAAGAATTAGAATGGGCATTAAAACTAGGATTAACTCAAGGGGCCAATACGAATGTTTCCAGAAACTAAAATAGTTAGAAAATATCCACCTAAAAAACAGGTGCTTCAATTTGCAATAGCTCATCCACAGTTATTAGTGAGGGAGTTAAACAATAGAAGCTTCTATCATTTTCTAAAATATTTCTGGCCTGATTATAGTACAGAACCATTTCGTGATAATTGGCATATTAAATATTTGTGTGATGAATTACAAGAAATAGCAGAAAGAGTAGGGAGACATGATCCGAAGGCATATGATTTAATTGTTAATATTCCTCCTGGAACTACAAAAACTGCTATATGTTCAATTATGTTTCCAGTATGGTGCTGGACCCGGTGGTATTGGATGAAGTTCATATGTTGGAGTTATAGTGCAGATTTAAGTTGGGAGTCTGCCGAGTATAGCAGGGAAATCGTTCGTAGTGAACGGTTTAGGGTGATTTACCCAGAATTAGAGATAAAACAAGACAAAGATGCTAAAGGAAACTTCCGTATAACAAAGAAAATTCAAGTGCACTCAGGTCGTTTGCCGAGGATCTTAAACGGGGGTACGAGGCTTAGTACGGGTATAGATGGGAAGGGTACAGGATTCCATGGGCACATTCTAATCTGGGATGATATAATCAATCCGAAAGAGGCGGTAAGTGTTACTGCCCTACAAACGGCAAATGATTTTCTAGATCAAACAATGCCAACCAGGAAGGTAGATAAAGAAGTATCCGTAGTGATTGGTATAATGCAGCGTTTAGCAGTTAATGATCCAACAGCACATCAAAGGAAGAAACATAAACAGAATCTTAAATGTATAGTACTACCTGGGTTGTTAGATGGTAGATATGGAGATTTGGTGGAACCTGCAGAATTAAAAAATTACTATGTTGACGGCTTGTTAGATCCAGTTAGATTAAGTCGGGCTGTGTTAGATGATTTGATGTCTGATCTTGGGCAGTATGGTTTTGCTGGTCAGGTGGGCCAGGCTCCTACACCACCTGCAGGTGGTATGTTTAAGGTGGATCATTTTATTAAGATCCAAGCATTGCCCAGTTCAATCAATTGGGAGGCAGTAGCCCGGTATTGGGATAAAGCTGGCACTAAAGAAATATTAAATGGAAAGAACGGACCTTGCTATACTGTAGGTACTAAGATGATTAAGTTGAAGAATGGAAAGTGGATAGTGGCTGATGTGAAACGAGGCAGATGGGGAGCAGAAGAGCGGGAAGATATTATTCGCGAAACTGCAGAAGCTGATGGAATAGAATGTAGAGTATATTATGAACAAGAACCGGGTTCTGGGGGTAAAGAAAGTGCAGAGGCTACTACAAAAAATTTAGCCGGATTCATTGGGGAACGGGATTTACCACGTGGTGATAAGATATACCGTGCCGATCCTTATTCTGTACAGGTTAACAATGGTAATGTTTTATTGTTAGAGGCTTCTTGGAATGAAGAATTTATTACTGAACATAGAGATTTTCCATTTGGGAAGTATAAAGATCAGGTGGATTCGGCAGGGGCTTGTTTTGCTAAGTTAACTTCTAAACGCAGTGCTGGAGTATTACATGAAAGGGAAAGGGCTTAAAACAATGATTAGACATAATAAACCAGGCGAATTAAATACTTTGGCATCTACAATAGCTAATAGGTTTAAATTAGCTAACTTGTTAGGTATGTCATTTGACGGAAAGAGAGACTTATATCAGGCATTAGGATATAATAGAGATATTGGGTATGAGGATTTTCTTGCCGTCTTTAAACGACAGGATATTGCTGAAGCAGTGATTTCTCGTCCAGTAAAAGCCACTTGGACTGGCCCATTGAAAGTAATTGAGAGTAATAATCCAAACGAAACAGCATTTGAAAAAGCGTTTGAAGAGTTAGAAAAGAAACTAAAATTAAAAACAAAGTTTATTCGTCTTGATAAACTTACTGGATTAGGCAGATATGGAGCATTATTGTTAGGTTTCAATGATATTACAAACAATGAAGATTGGCAACTTCCGGTGAAATCGGGTAAACGTGAATTGTTATATGTAAAACCGTTAGGGGAATCTAGTGCAGTTATTGCCACTTGGGAAACAGATATAGCTAATGAAAGATATGGATTACCGCTTACTTATAATGTAACATTGAAAGAACCTTCCAGTATGGGTATTAGATCTCAAGTTTCTACTTCGTCATTGATGGTACATTATACACGAATATTACATGTTGTGGAAGGGCAACTAGAAAACGAGGTAGAAGGGACTCCTCGACTGGAGGTGGTTTATAATAGATTACAGGATTTTGATAAAGTAATAGGTGGAGCGGCGGAAATGTTTTGGCGGGGTGCTAGACCTCCTACTGCTGGGAAAGTGGATAATGATTATAACTTATCTTCTACAGAGGAAGCAGCAACGTTAGATCAGTTTGATGAGTTAGAGCATGGGTTGAGGAGGTTTTTGATTTTACGTGGGATTACATTACACGAAACACAACAACAGATCTCCGAGCCATCTAAGGTGGTAGATGTTTTGATTCAGATGATAAGTACTACCACCACTATTCCAAAACGAATTCTAACTGGGAGTGAACGAGGTGAACTTGCATCTGGTCAAGATGCAGATGAGTGGGATGGATATGTGACTAATAGGCGTACTGAGTTTGTTGAACCAGAAATAATTAGACCTTTCGTAGATAGAATGATTGAAGTTGGTGTTCTGCCCAAACCAGTGGATGGTTATTCTGTAGAATGGCAGGATTTATATGCTGAGTCAGAAGATGCAAAGGTAACGATCGGGGCTAAACGAGCAGCAGCATTACGTGATTATTTTGCTAATCCAGAAGCTTCTGAGGTAGTGGTACCTAAAGCATTCTGTTCTTATTTTCTGGGGCTGGATGATGATGCTATTGAAGTTATTATGAAGATGAGGGAAGAGGCATTACGTGAATCTTTACAAAATCCGGAGGAAGATGAGGTGGATGAGAATGGAGTACCTGTAGAAATTCCGGTAACAAATGTTATTCCGAAAAAATTAAGGAGGATTGATAAGAATTAGTATGGAATCTGCAGTTCAACATATGTGTACTCATACCCACTCAACTGAAATGTTGGTGGTTAATGGATTGAACAGATATGATCCTACTCATACTGCATCTATTAGTAATGCATTTATACATGATTTGAATAAGCGATTTGTTGACCTGTGTAAGCTAATCCGTCAAGCTATAGTGGATCAAGATTGTTTTGGTTTAGTTAAACAAGAACAGGTGACCACCTATGCTGTTTCAACAGGTGGTCGTAAAGACATGGGATTACCCGGGCCAAAGGCTTTTCAGTTCATGACCAGTCAGGATAAGGTGACTGCTTTTATGGATTGGATTAAAGAACAATCAGATAAAGGCATACTTCAGGTAAGGCAGGTAAAGCAGCTGGGTGAGGCAGCTAATCAAGCTTGGACTGATAAATATATTGAAGATACATACAAACGGGGAGTAATTCGTGCTCGGTATGAGATGAAAAAAGCTGGATTTCCAATACCAGCATTAGATAAAACAGGTGGAATACAAGCCAGTATGAATTTACCGATGCACATGGATCGGGTGGGGTTGTTATATACTCGAACGTTTCAAGAATTAAAGGGAGTGACTGCCACGATGGATACTCAACTATCGCGGATACTTTCTCAAGGGATGGCAGATGGTGATGGGCCTCGGGACATGGCTCGTAAACTAGTAAATACAATTCAAGGTCCTGTAGGTGAATTAGGCATTACGGATAAGTTAGGTCGGTTTATCCCTGCCAAACGCCGGGCCGAAATTATCGCACGTACGGAGGTCATTCGGGCTCATCATGCTGCCACAATTCAAGAGTATCGTAATTATGCCGTTGCTGGTGTACGGGTGCAGGCAGAGTTTGCTACGGCAGGAGATGGGAGAGTATGTCCAAAATGTGCTAGTTTACAAGGGAAAATTTATACGTTAGATGAGATAGAGGGCCTTATACCAGTACATCCGCAATGTCGCTGTATCGCTCTGCCTACGCTTCCTGAGGGGATTAAGATAGACAATACTCCGATCGAACCTGAGACTGGGACGGTGGAATGGAAACCTTCGAAAGAAGTAAAGACATTGTTTACGGAACAAGGTAAAGAATATGGAAAGAATTTAATTCCGAATAAGTGGCCTACCACTGATCCAACTAATACTTTCGATAAGGCAAATACTCATGACTTAGCACAGTATCAAAAGTGGGTTGATAAGTTATCTGATAACAACTGGACAGATTTTGAGATTAAAACAATTCCAATTGATAAACTTTATTCACATCAATCGTTTTTTGAAAAAGATGCTGTGATGAAGATGGCAAAAGATTTTGATCTTGAAAAGTTTGCTGCTGGTGGAAAAGGATTACCAAGAGTATATCAGTTAGAGGATGGGACGTTTATGTTAACAGATGGAAACCATCGGGTTAATGCTGCTATATTAAACGGGATAAAAGAAATTCCAGTTCGATTGAAAATGATTATACCACAAACGGTTAAAGATGTAGCAAAAGAAGAGGTATTAAAAACGGCTGAGAAAGCTGCAGTGAAGGAAGTTATACCAATGGTAGAACCACGGTGGGTGGGTATAACAAAAGACACTACATGGGAAGAAGGTATGTTAATTTATAGGAAAGTATTTATTGATGGTATTGATGCATCAGAGTTTTCGGGCCCAGTTGGATTGGCAAGAAAGAATTTTATTGGTAAAACATTTGATGAACAGATATTTAGTAAATTTCCGGATATTGAAAGGGCAGTTGCTGCAGAAGAATATGATGGTATTGTAGATATTGTTTTGAAAAAAGCATTGAAAGATGAAGCTTACGGGGAATACAATCAGGCGTATAAACAAATGAGAATAGCTGATTCAACAATGAAAAAATTGAAGGATAAACTTATTCTTGGGGGTCATTACAATATCAGTGAAGATTTCGCATCAACTGTAAGGCATGAGTATGCTCACCATTTGTTTGATAAAGTAAGAATAGGAAAATCTATAGACAGAACAGCTTTTCGTGATTTGTATAATAGAAATCCGGGATTGTTTAGTGGAAAGATTAGTGCCTATGCTGGAACAAACTATAGTGAGGCGTTTGCAGAAGCGTTTTCTGCTTATACTTCTCCGTTATACGGCAAGATGGGTGTCAACGGTAAAATACAACGTTTGCCAAAAGAAATAGAAGATTTAATGGAAAAAATAGTTGGAAAACCAATAGGAGAATAAGAAATGTTAGCAGAACCTAAATGTTGGACTAGAAATTGTAAGCATTTTACTGGAGTAATTCAACCGGATGGTACTGAGCAAACAGAAACTAATGCTTGTAAGGCTTTTCCAAAAGGCATTCCTACTGAGATAACTTATGGAAATAATAAACATACCGCACCAATAGTAAATCAAGGCAATACAATTGTTTTTGAAAAGAAGGAGGAATAAACCATGGAAATTAGCAATTTAATAACATATGTCAATCCATCTACACCATATACTATGCAGTATAAGATGTATCAGGGGAGAAAACATGTGGTAGTACCTGTGGTAATGATGGTGCCTGGGGTGCATGCTGGAAGTCGTGGTCCTTTGTTACATACAGCATTAGAGTTAAGTAAGAATCCTCAAAGCTGGAATAATATTCCGATTATGATAGGTCACCCACAATTAAACGGGGTGGATGTAAGTGCTCTGGTTCCTGAAGTATTAGCAAACTCAGTAGGCATTGTACAGAATACTCAGATAGTAAATGGTTCATTGAAGGCGGAAGCCTGGTTGGATGAATTAAAATTGCAAACTATTTCGGCAAAGACCTTAGCTATAGTTAGGTCCGGGCAACCGTTGGAAGTTAGTACTGGAGCGTTTACTGGTGAGATAAAAACTGGAGGGGTATATAATAACAAGAGATATAAAGCCATAGCAATCAATCTAAGGCCGGACCA